CTCTTTCCTTGATATCATTTTATAAATAATAACTTTCGTTATCAAATGTATAAGTGGTCAATGACATTTTCATAAATAATTTGTATAAAAATTATTTATGAAAATGAGGCATTGTATAAAAATAGAAACACAAGAATATGGGATTTATTTATTGTATTACTAACACCGAGACTGGTAAAAAGTATATAGGACAAACAACACAGAATATTAACAAACGGTTTAGTTCACATTGTTATGCTGCAAAACAAAATAAAGATACTATAGGATGTAGACGTCTTGTTAACTCTATGAAGCATTATGGTGTTGAATATTTTAAAATAGAAACATTAATAGAAGTTGACAATAAACTATTAGATGAAAATGAGATTAAGTTTATAAAAATGTATAATACTATTCACCCGGAAGGATATAATTTAGTTGGTGGAGGCCAGGGATTTGGAAATAGAATTATTAGCGATGAAACTAGAGAAAAGTTATCAAACATAAGATTAGGAGTTGCTCATACGGAAGAAAGTAAAAAGAAGATGAGTAATAGCTGTAAAGGTAGGATAATGTCAGAAGAAGTTAAACAAAAAATTTCACAAAGTATTATAAAAACAAAAAGTAATCCAGAATACTGTATATCAGATAAAGCAAAACAGTCTATTATAAATACTAACAAAAATAGAATATTTACAAGCGAAACGAGAGATAAAATGAGTAAAAGAAAAAAAGACGTTCCACTTTCTGAAGAACATAAACACAACATATCAAAAGCTCATATAGGTAAAAAACAAACTAAAGAACATAATGAATCTATAAGTAGAGCATTAACTGGAAGAAAATGTTCTGAACAACACATTGAAAATAATAGAACGGCTCAATTAGGAAAGAAACTTGACAATGAACACAAGAAGAAGATAGCTATAAATACAAAAATAGCTTTAGCAAAAAAAACTGTTAAAAACTTTACTGATAAACTAAGACAAGAATCTTGTGATGAAAAAAAGATGTACCATTATACAAAGAAGATAGAAATTGGTAAAGAAAAATTAATTCTTTTGTTAGGTAAAGACGACGGAAATAAAGCAATCAATGACATTATAAATTTTTAAATAATCAAGAACTTAAGAAAAATATTTTTTTTTAAAAATATTTTTCTACTTCTACTATAATAAAAGAAACAATACAATGTCTTCAATCTGCAGTTCAAATCTAACATCAGGTCAATAGGCCTAAGTGGTGTGGCAACACACTCGCTAGTCAATTAGTAAATTGGCAACACATCCAAATTGCGGGAAAGTCCAATACACATCTTGATATCTACTAACTTGTTTTAGAAATAAAACAAGGGTTATTGCTAATCACAATAAGAGTAAAAACGATATCAAGGATAAGGACAATCCGCATCCAAGTTCCTAAGTCCACTTTATCAGGATATGGAAAAGGTTCAACGACTAAATGGTTGTGGGCTCGAGAGAATGATAAACTCTATGAAAGCTTAAGTTATAGTCTAGCCCCACCGGAGACGGTGCTTACAAGTAGTATTGTAAGATGTAATGATATCAAGAGGAAATGCTTGATTGAACTGGTACTATCGTTTATTGATTTGGCCACATTTGATGAGACGGAAAAATATCTATACGGAGGACCCGACGCCATCGCTTATTTCGTACGAGAGACTAGAAAGTCTACTTGGTTTACACAGGTTCCCGTCGTGCTTTCCCGAGCATCTGGACAGCCCGGTTTCGGACAGGAATGGTCTGTTACTATTTCTCGAGCTGGTGATTATCTACTACAGACATGGCTTCGATTGACGCTAAGTTCCGTTCAGCTTGCTGGTGATGACGAAAACTTGCGTCTACGTTGGACTCGTAACTTTATGCACAATTTGATGCGTGAAGCTTGCATCACTTTCAACGATCTTGTTGCCGCACGATTCGATAACTATCACCTTGATTTCTGGTCTGCCTTCACTGTGCCAGCCAGCAAGCGTGATGGTTACAACAACATGATTGGAAATACTAACGATTTAATTCAGCCTCATGACTTTAACACTGCGATTCCATCTCGAGTGTTGAACTTGCCTCTTCCCTTCTTCTTCTCTCGTGACAGTGGAGTTGCTCTTCCCACTGCTGCCCTTCCCTACAACGATATGCGTATCACCTTCAACTTCCAGGAGTGGGAGAAGATGCTCATTGTTGATAACTTGGCAGCAGCGGCTGGAACCAACCCATCGCGTTGCGCTACCGCAGCCGATCTTGTAGCTCCTCCTACCCTATCTTCCGTACAGGTCTGGGGTAACTACGCCATCGTATCGAACGACGAACGTAAGCGTATGGGGTGTGCTCCCAGAGATATTCTTATCGAGCAGGTTCAGTCCGCTCCCGTTCAAGCCTTTAACCCTTGTACCAACTCTCAGCCCTCCTTTGATGTTCGTTTCTCTCATGCCATCAAGGTTCTGTTCTTTGGAGTTCGCAACAAGACTAATGCTTGTGAGTGGTCGAATTACACAACAGCTTCTCCTGTCCCTGGGGCATCTGTCGTGGACTGGTATCCGTCTGGTTCCTACGACCCTATCGATACTACATCTATTATCTATGAGAATACCAATCGTCTTTCTGCTGTTGGCAGTGACTTCTTCTCCTTGGTCAATCCTTGGTACACTGCTCCGGCTATTCCTCTAGAAACTGGATACCACATGTATTCATATTCTCTTGACTTCTTCTGCCTCGACCCTATGGGTTCTACTAACTACGGTAAGTTGACCAACGTGTCTATCGTTCCTACTGCATCTGATGCTGCCAAGTCTGGTTGCGCTGGAACTGGTGCTGCAGGAAGTGGTATGGACTATGTTCAGACCTATGATTTCCATGTGACTGCCGTGAACAATAATATCATTAGAATTAATTCCATGAATAAGCAGTTAACAGAAAATGTTAACTCTTATTCTACGCTAGTTCTAAACAGCGGGGGTGAAAGCCTGTTACCCGCTAGTCAAATGATTGCTTGTTATTAAACAATAACAACGTCATTTGGCGACATACCTTAAAATGATTCGGGAAACCCCTTAGAGTCAATACTACTAAACCAGCTTGGAAACAAGTTGTGTGGCCACGTTAATAGCGTCGGGTATAGTAATAACGTATTGAATTGGGCAATCCGCGGGTAAAGAGCCTAACCTCGCGTCTAAAATTAGACAATTGTTAGAGTATGGTTCTCCCTCAACGACTGAAGCCTGCCAGTTTTGTGTGACTGGTGATGGAAACGGGTATGGGTCTGAGATGTCTAACAAACATTAATGATGGCTTAAGATATAGTCTGTCTTTTATTGAAAGATATTAGAAATCCTCGTAGCGGAGGAGCACTCGGGTTAATTGGTAGCCCAAAACAAGTGGCTGCTTGTATGGTTTTAGAATACCTTGCAAGACAAACAGTGAAAATTCTAACGTACAATATTATGTCATTGTACGTATATAACCACTTAGTCTCTCAATATTCGTATTGATTGGCGACATACCTTATAAAGTTCGGGAAATCCCTTAGAGCTTCTACTACTAAGCCAATATAGAAATGTATTGAGTGGCCACGTTAATAGCGTCGGGTATAGTAATAATGTAGAAGATTGGGTAATCCGCGGGTAAAGAAACTAAGTCCGATAAGGAAAGGATATGTTTCTCCCTCAACGACCGCACGGGTATGGGTCTGAGATGTTTAACCAACATCAATGATGGCTTAAGATACAGTCTGGCTTATGCTGAAAGGTATAAGATGAACCGTCCCAGTTCTTTAAATTAAACATTAGTCCATTTAAAAATTATTTTAATTGTTTTACTTTTACAATTAAAATATCGTCCCATTTTTTGATATTATTATTAGATGCTGTTATTTTGAAATCAAACGGCAATAAAAATGAAATCGTATTTAATAATATGATTTTAATATCACAAAATGACAAGAAAACAGTGTTCAGAAGATGGTTGTGAGACACCTCAAAAATATTCGTCAGGTGGTATTAAAGGAAAATGTAGAAAACATGGTGGTTATCCAATTTGTTCTTCTAACAATTGCTCTACACCAGTAAATTATATAGAGGGTGGTATAGAAGGAAAATGCAAAAAGCATGGTGGTTATCCAATTTGTTCTGAGAATAATTGCTCTACACCAGTAAAATATACATCTAATGGAAATAAAGATA